AAGGCATTTGCCCTTAACAGATCATCTAGATTCCATGTGCGCTCGATTTCCTCTAAAGAGGCTATTCCTTCTAACACTAACCGCCAGAGAAGGAATTCATCTTTTAATTCCGTATGGAGGTTTTTCTCGTATCTGGCTGACGATTCTGCGGCATCGGTGTTGCTTCCTTGAATAGGCTTCCAATACCGCTCTCCCCAAAAAAAGAACCGAAATTGCAATCTACAACGAAGGCTAAGACCTGCATCAAAGTCGGTAGATCGCCTGCAAATTCAACATCTATTACAGAATCGGTTAATTCCATTCCCTCTTTTCTGACTCCTTGGCATAGCTCAAGGACTAAACTTTCAAATGTTTTGTCATCCAATTGGGACATTAAAGACTCAATAGCTTTGACAGCTTCTCCTTTTGAAAATGGAAGCCCGGCCATGCTTTGATCTTTACCTCCAGGAAGGAATAATTGAGCCAAAGCAGGTCCAAAGATTCGCAAAAGCTTTGCTTTCATTCTTAAAGCTCTTCTAGCGGGTAACTGGGTACAGGTATAAACCGAACCATTGATTTGTTTTTCTCGTGTTTCAATCATTAGACGTTTACTCCATTGCTACCAACGAAAACATCCAGATCAACTAGATCAAGAACCCAATCGCGATTAGCTAAATCTTTACCGAATTCAGAAGATGGATATTTCTTCACCCAACCAGTAGCACTGAAGTAAAGCGAATTTCCGCTCAAGTCTTTGATTAAGATAGGCACTACCCCTGCATTGGTTAACTCATCAATATTAGCAAATCCTGAAAGCACATCATTGCTAGGGCTTGATTGCTTTAAGGTTATTGTCAAACTTCCTGAGCGATTATTACTTTTGATACGCGTGCTTGTACCGTCCGCGCCAGTAACTTTCGCCCATTGATCGTCATCTCTATCAATGGTTAAGAAAGTTCCATCAGCGAAGCCGCTCATAGGAATTCCACCTACTGTAATAATAACCTGCTTAGGGTCATAAGTTCTTACTGACATAATTATCTCCTAAGTATTTAAATTGTGACTGTTCCAGTGATATTCACTGCATGAATGGCTCCCGCTAATGTCGCTTGGAACTTCACATTTTTCAAGATTCTATTAGTCTTATCGACTGAAGGAACGTCTGCAGCTTTTGGAACTGTCACAATCGGAGCTGGATCACTCGCAATAAAATTATTGCTGATTCCTAGCTGTAAAGCTCTTTTCACTTGAGCTTCTATCGCTGTGATCCCTGCGTCTGTGTAGGGTACTTTAGGATTGTTAACCAAAACCGAGTAGACATATTCCTGTATCCTTGAAGTCATCCAATCAATCCCTCGCACGATATCGATGAATTCCCCTTGAGCCATGGTTCCTTCTCGCGTGATTCCAACTCCTCCGATAAACTCATAAGTATTGGCTTTTTTATTTCTAGCATTCTGAGATTGAGTGCTGGTTAAATTGGAATAAGCAATTGAATTCAATCTTTTGAACTTCCAAGTTTCTGAACCAGGCTCTAAAGGAAGGACACCGCCAAACCAAGCGCATTCGGGGAAATCACTGTTTGCATCTTGATGGTAGAGAACAAACGTTCTTACATAGCCAAATTGATTGCATTTAGCAGCTACCGAAGTTGTATCCACTCCCATAGCTTGATTGATGATATTAGGATCTGCCGAAGCTGTTCCGAAAATCTTAATCACGGCTTCTGTCCATGCTGCTACAGCAAGAACGGTGGCAGAAGTTCTATCGGTCATAGCCAAAGCATACCATGTGTCGTCTACAGCTTGGATAGCAGTCAAATCGTCAACTACAGGATCAGAAGCTACAAAAGGCTGAATAACCAATCCAAATTCTTTACTTAGAATTCCTTCGGAAACTGAAAGAATAAACCCAGTGCCTTGAACTTGAGCAAATAATTCAAAACTTCCATCCAAATTATCCGAAACCCCAACTGGAACTTGAGTTTGTGCAGCAATGATGGTAACTAAACCAGCTGCAATTTCTTCATTGGATTGAACTTCATTAGCGCTTGTATAAGTAAAAGGAACGCCGTTGATCGTCACTACATAATCTGTATTGGGTTCAACTTGAGTCACCGTTACCACCGCTTGATCTGGGTTTACAATGTCCGTACTAACCGATAAGATATAGGGAACACCGGGAACATCGGCCACTAAGTTAATAGTGCCATCTGGTACGACAGGCTCGCTTGCTGTCACTCCTGTGATTTCTGCGTTAATAGCAGTAACCAATGAATTGGCAATTGTTAAATTAGATACCGGCTGTAAAGGATTTGTGATAACAGCAGTCGGTTGACTTGCGCCCAAAGTGACAACAAAACTATTGATAATGGCATTGGTATTAGGCTTGCCTCTCACATCCAAAATTAAATTGCTTCCGCTAAGAGTCGCTGATTCTACAGCAGCATTTGCTTCTAAAGCTGCTACCACTAAGCCCATTGTAGTGGCTTGATCCACAGAGAAAACAATCGGAGTTAGGGGAGTGCCGTTTAAAGTAATAGCAATCGAATTACTCGTAACAAAGTTTCCGCTCATAACCACATGAGATTCTTGAGCCGTAGGGGCTGAAGGAATCGTAACGCTTGTCCCATCAATTGTGACGGTATAATTAAATGGAGCCATCGCAGTTTCGACGAAGATGCTTGCGTTATCTACTGTTCTTCGTCCAATAGCTATTTGCTGTGGGCTTAAAGCTTGGCTGAAAGCCTCTTGAGCAGAAATATATTCCAAATCTGTCGATTCAAAATCTGCGGCTACTCCGGAAAGACTCGTATAAAATCTGATACGGTCATCAAACCGCTTGTGAGTCCCTAAGATCATTAGAGTGCCAAATCCAGCCTCTGAGACTGTTTGGGTATCTCTCGTAATCTGGACATTTACGATATCGCTTAATGGCATAACTCCTCCTAGGGTATTGTGATGGTGTGGTCATAGACCACACTTCCGCCAGCATCTTGATAAATTTCTTCAACCTGAACTGTTTGGATGAGACCTAAATTATCAGTGTAGTTTTGGCCTATTCTAAAGAGGACATCCATAGCTGCTCGTTTTTCGAATCTTGAATCGAGAAGCTCCGTGACATCGCTAATAGCAAAATGATTCACGAAGACGATGCCGTTAGCTCTTAAGGTGTCCAATACAGTTTGCATTTGCAGGCTGCTTCTTAAATTCTCTAGGCGAGTAATGCAATCGCCGCCATAAGTTTGAATCTGCAAAGTGAATTCTCTATCACCTACCATGTCAACTAATCCATTGACATCAGATTCTGGAGTATAGTCTTCGCCGATCTGGTTCAAGCTTGAGAGGAATAAAGTCATGTATGGCTGGGCTGGGCGCGGAGCATTTTCATTCAAGAAAATGACAGAAGCGCCCCCGCTATTTGCCGTTGCCCAGCTATATAGATTTGTTTTTATCGTCTCAAAATTAAGCGGCATCTTCTACCCCATACAACACGAGCACAGAATGAAGCTCGAAGCCTTGCTGATAATAGGTGTCATATTTGACATCGAATAACTTCCATGCATTGGCTGTCATTTCATTGAGGAAGTCATTGAGCCTGTCTTCTAACGTCATAAAAGAAGTGTCTGAAATAATTTTTGCTTTCATGGTTTTTCAATTCCTTTTTATTGTCCTTCGAGCCTTAAAACTAAGTATTTATAATGGTTTACCAACCCCATTGCAGGTGCGTTTTGCCATGGAAAAACCTGAACCACTTCAAAAGTTTTTCCGAAGAAAAGAACAAGGTCTGGATTTACACTTGTGACCGTATTGATGAGGGTTGAAGTAAAAAGCTTATAGCCTTCTGAATCTCTTCTTGCCTCTGGCAGCTCCTGCATTTCTTCACCCTTCATGGGCTGGATGCTGGAAGTTATTGGAGTATCTGTGTAAGTGCCATCAATCCAGCGCCCATTCGTATAACCTCCGCTTTGAAAGCGACGAAGTATTACTGGAGAGCGAAAGATTTCAAATGGCGATGTCATTTGAGTACCACCTTATAGCGCACTGACTGCACCATCTGACCGAAGTCAATTAAAGGTTTGGAGCTCTTTTTAATAGCGATAGTCCTTGGAGAATTGGGAGGAGAAACAATTGCACGGATTTTTTGAACAATTAGTTTTGTCATTAGCTGTCCTATCAATCCTAACGATTTTTCTGCTGTTCTTTTACCGTCCAAAATTTTAGTGTATTCGCCCTGTATCGCCTTGTTTATTAATGCCCTGTTCTCATCAAAGCTTGTAGACATAAAGGGTCTGGCTGGAATGGTACTGGTCCCGAATTCATTTCCTGCTGCTATTTGAGGAATTGAAAGTCCAGCAGTTTGCTTCCGCTGTCCTTTTACCTGTGTCTTTGTGGTGGTTCCTTCTTGAAAACCGACCTTGACGTAGGAGCCATCGAGCAAAGCAATTTGCCGCTGGATTTCATCAAATCCTAGATCCTTATCCTTGACAACAGCACGCATTGATCACCGCAAAATTAGGGGGTAAATTCGTTACAGTTGAACCGATGACGGTTCGTTTGATCAAATCCTTGTACAGCCTTCCATACTGAGTAGCGTCCAGGATGGAGGAGTCGGGCGAGATCGCAAGCCCGATGGATAGCTCTCCTTCACTGAGGCTAGTAGCCACTCCGGTCTGAGGGCTTGTTTGCAATTGAAGCCAATGAGCCAAAAGATAGACGTAGGCTAGCACGCCGCAGCAAGTTAAGACTTGTTCATTGACTTGGCATCTCAACAAACCAATCATGGTATTGTAGTTAGCCAACTTCGTTGGATCAGTCGTATAGAACTGCGGTGCAATAACGAATAACGTATCAATTATCGTTTGACTTGGTATTGGATCCGAAATGCTCATTTTCCTCTTCCTCCGCTTGATGAGAAATTTTATGAAGCTGT